CATAGCGCGATCGGGATGGGTACTGTGTTTTTATACAGTTCTGTGACAATTGAGGGTAAATGAGAATGATTCTCATTACCGTAGTGCTTGGGTGTAGTACATGACTACAACACCAAGACTCCTACGCAATCGGATCACAAAGTGATCCTTAGCTGAGGAATCGAAGCTTGCGGGAGGGGTAGAGGGGGGATCGGGGTCTCGATCTGGTAGTAATGACCAGATCCAATTTTCTCAAAGAAAATCGGGTAATCATGAAAATATTTATTAAATATATAAAACAAAGACTTAGAGGAAGATTTTGGATTTTTAGCAAAATCTGGAAGGAACTAAATCAGATTTAGATGGTCTAAGGATCTTAGTTATTTCTTCATATTCCTTACTTCACCTTTCCGAACGAACTTAAGGTAACGTTAGTTAGCTTAAGTAAGTTAACCGGAGCAAAGGTAGCTAAGTTACCTTTGTGTAGGTTAGCTTAGGTGAGTAGTGTCTACAGATACTACGAACCCTGAGTGAGGAAAGGTATGCCTCTAAGTTATTCTTTTTTTAAAGGGAATACCGTTCTTGACTAAGCTGTCCGAGATAGAACCCCTTGAGACAAGACGGAAGGTCAAACTATCCCATACGGACGTTAAAGAACGCCCAGTAGAGGTAGCCCGCCCAAAGGGGGAACAGATAGACCTACCCCCCTACAAGGACTCCTCCGGCAGGTGGCGTACTACCTCCCTTTTCATCGAGACCATTAATTCCTTTGAGGAGGACAAGGAGGGGATCCCCCTCTGGAAGAAGTATACTCCAATCTTCACCCTACGGGAACATGCCTTCCTTGTTCCCCCAAGCTCCCCCTACTACGGCCGGTACACCGAGAACCTTATCCCCTCCCTCCGGGAGCTGTACCTCTCCTACAATGCCCCCACCGAGTACAAGTTTGCCACTGAGGTATTCAAGTCTACCTACCACTGGAAGCATCTCTGTGGCCTTAGTTGGTTCAAACCTCACGTAGAGGAATACCGGAAGACCCTTTCGGAGAAGATCAGGGGGATCGGTATTGAGCAGATGGTGACTATAGCCCAGGGCTCCGATCCCAAGTTTGCCCTAGCCGCCGGCAAGTGGCTAGCCGAGCAGACCTTCCAAGGCCCCGAGCCGGAGGCCAAGAAGGGGAGGCCTTCCTCCGTCCAAGTCCAGGCCGAGCTTAAGCGGGGCGTAGACATCGAAAAGATCTATCTTGAGGACGCGGCCCGTCTAGGCCTGGAGCCGGCCATGCCCGCTATAGTGGTATCGGACGACACTCAAAGTCCCCCCATAAGCCATTAGGATCGGTTTAAACAGCTATGTCGAAAGTAGTCCTTGATGACATACCCTCCGGGTACTCCAGCGCCACTAAGCTAAGTGCTAATATGGCACGGCTGGTGACCGCCATTGACAACTCCCTTTCCAGGCAAGGGGCCGCCCCGAACCAGATGGAGGCGGAGCTGGATATGAACTCTAACGAGATCACCAATCTAGGTTCCCCTACTACAGGCACCTCCGCGGCTCGTTGGGCGGATGTTACGGGGGCCCTAGCAGTCTCTACTCCCCTACCCTCTCAGGTGGGGAACGCGGGCAAGGTTATTGCTACGGACGGCACGACTCTTGTGTGGACTAATGCCGGGTCTTCTGCGGCCCCACTGTACCTGGCCCGGTCCCTGGCGGAGATCGCAGCCGGGGTTACTCCGACTAACTACACCTACCCTCCGGGCAATCCGCTACGCTACGGGGCCGATCCAAGTGGTGTAGCGGATTCGGCCTCGGCTATTCAAACAACCATTGACCTGGCTGCTTATTTCGGTGGGGCAAGCCCTACTATCCCAGAGGGCCTGTATAAAGTCACAACGACGTTGCAGCTTGGCTACGGGGAGTCCCTACGGTCAGTGCATCTTCGCGGTGCTGGTATGAGGTACGCGGGAGGGGCTTCGTTCTCCGGCACGGCGATCATCACGACATTCAAGGACCGCCCCGTATTCGCCTTCAACGGTAGCCGGAGCTCCAGTGTCAAAGACTTGACTGTCTTGGGGGCTAACGCCCAGTTTCTGAGCAACAACCAGATGGGATTCGCAATAGGCCCGTTGCTGGACGATCTTGTTGCCGCCAACTGGGTTGACCCGACGTTCCCCGCCTCGGCGTCATCGCGCTACGCCCCTCACTGCGCGTTTGCAATTGACCCATACAGCGGTGCCGCGCCAGCTACTGCTTACCCTAACGTTTCGTACCCTTCGTGGTCCGGCATCTCCGCGCAATACGGCAAATACCATTCTTCTGACTGCCTGATTGAGCGTGTTGGTATGCACGGTTTTGTTGTTGGTGTGGTTAACAAGCCGTGCAACGACGGCAACCAGGCCGACTTTACCAAGATCAATAAATGCATTATTGATCGTTGTCAGTACGCAGTGTCCGTTGGGAACACCCAGTCACGCAACTTTGTTGTCCGGGATAGCCAGATATCCCAGTGTCACACGGCAGTTGTTACCGGCAAGCACGGGCAGCAGCTAGGAAAGCCCGCAATACTATTCGACAACGTGTCGATGACGATGGTGATGTTCCTTCAGGACATCCCAACAGTATCTTGGGGGAGCGGGCTGACATTCAGGAATGTTTACGCCGAAATCATGTACTCGCTTGGGTCTGTGACCGGCAGTAACGCCGCGCTTGGTTCCCGCGCTGGATTCGAGGATTGTGAATTCGGATTTGATGCGTGGACAGCTCGGGGCACCCCCGCCGTGATGTTTACTTGTAAGGACGGGCCTCAGGCTGAGTTCAAGCGAACGAAGCTTGTAGCGCCCACGACCGCAGATCTATACTCGTCTCCCAATGTATTCGCAATGGACGCGCTGGCGCGCGATGTTCGGTTTGACGGCGAGGTTGTTTGTGGCTGGGCGGCCACCAAGAAATACGAGAAGCACGCCATTAATGCGACGGCGGGGATCGTGTTCGCCAACGCCACACACGAGTGCGGATCGTTCAGCGCCCGGCAAACCAACTTCTTTAATCTCAACGACGGTAGTGCCGCGGGTGCGCGCACGCTTATCGACATCAACAGCAGCGGCAATCGCCCCTTCGGGATTATGAACTACTCGCGCCGCATCCGCACCACGGAGGACGGCGGTGACGAGGGCTTCGGCCTGGGGATCACACGCAATAGCATCAGCAAGGCTGCCTGTACCTCTATTTCCACATCGGGGTCTGCCGTCACGGTCAACTGCACGGGGGCGCTCGTCGGGGCGTGGCAATTGATCCACCAAGGGGGCGATGTCGGCGACGTGGTGTTCGATAGCGAGACCAAAACCGTGTTCTTTGTGGAAGCCCGCACCGGGCTCACCCTCACACTGCGCGCCCAGACGAACCGCAACGCGGCCGGCAATCTGCGCGTAGCTCCAACCACAGCGGGCACGCTCTACGCCCTTAACTGCCGATTGTACACCCCCTACACATTGTGCATTGGGGACTTCGCCACGGGTACGCCGACGATCACCAACGTCAAGCGGCCTGATGGGTCGAACAGCTGGATCAATGACGCGGTGTACGGCATGCAGACCGGTGATTTCATCTACGCAGGCAGTGGCACCACGATCAACCCGACAGTAGATCCGGCGGCTGCGAGCATCACGGCCTTTGGTTCCGGTACAATCACCGTCGCCAGCAATCTCAGCTACGCCAAGACGCGCGAGCGCCTGACGCTGTTCGTGCGGGCACCCCCGGCCAACAACACCTAAGGATGGGGTTTGTACTTGTCTCAACCGGATCAAATTCGAGACCTAGCGGAAAAAGATATAGTCAGCTTTATCAAGCTGATCGCCCCCCACAGGATACTTGGACACGTACATGAGGACCTGTTGAGGTGGTGGACCCGAAAGGATGCCTCTACTCACCAGCTTGTTCTGCTTCCTCGGGATCATATGAAGTCGGCCTTGCTGGCCTACAGGGCCTGCTGGGACATCACGCGCAACCCGGCCATCCGGATTCTCTACATCTCGTCCACAGCAAACCTGGCCGAGAAGCAGCTCAAGATGATTAAGGATATCCTTACATCGCGGAACTATAGGCGCTACTGGCCGGAGATGATCCATGAAGACGAGGGCAAGCGGGAGAAGTGGACCCAATCCGAGATCTCGATTGACCACCCCCTTAGAGAGAAAGAAGGCATCCGCGATCCAACAGTATTTACTGGGGGCCTCACGACCTCCCTCACGGGCCTCCATTGTGACGAAGCATTCCTTGATGACGTAGTAGTCCAGGAGAATGCCTACACGGAAGAGGGCCGAGACAAGGTTAAGCAGCAGTACTCTCTGCTGGCATCCATCGAAGGGGCCGAAGCCAAAGAGTACGTAGTAGGTACTAGATACCATCCGAAAGATCTCTACTCCGATATGGAGCAGATGCGGACGGAGGTGTTTGACGATTCCGGGGAAGTAGTAGACGAGGTGGAAGTCTATGAAGTATTCCAGAGACAGGTGGAAGACAGAGGCGACGGCGCGGGCGAGTTCTTGTGGCCTCGGCAACAGCGAGCTGATGGTAAGTGGTTCGGTTTTGATAGGAACATACTTGCTAAGAAAAAGGCGCAGTACCTGGACAAGACTCAGTTCTATGCCCAGTATTACAACGATCCAAACAGATTTGAGAACAGCCTTATCTCTGCCTCCGACTTCCAGTACTATGAGCGTAGCCTAGTTGTTAACAAGCAGGGTAAATGGTTTGTCAGGGGGAACCCGGTTAATGTCTTTGCTGCCTGCGACATGGCCTATACCGTCAGTAAAGAAGCTGACTATACCAGCGTCGTTGTCGTTGGGGTTGATGCTTTTGGCTTTATCTACGTCCTGGATATAGACCGCTTTAAGACCGATAAGGTGTCGGTCATGTACGAGCATGTAAGGGATCTCCACGTTAAGTGGGGGTTCCGTAAGATCAGGATGGAGATGACGGCCGCCCAGTCCATTATCGTTAAAGAGATGGTGGATTTGTACATCCGCCCCCACGGCCTGAATCTGACAGTGGATGAGTTCCGGCCTACGGCCAAGATAGGTTCCAAGGAAGAGCGCATGATGGCGTGTCTCCAGCCCCGGTACGCTAACAAGTCTGTGTGGCACTACCGTGGGGGCAACTGCCAGATCCTTGAGGATGAGCTGAGAGCCCGGCACCCCCAGCACGATGACTGCATGGATGCCCTGACAAGCGCTATAGAGATCTCGATAGCCCCCGCAAGGCGACAGACAGACATGACGGCCTTTACGCACGTACCCTATTCTAAACGCTTTGGTGGCGTATCCATGAGTCTTCAATAATGGTCACTGGCACTACCTTAGATATTAACCTGATGCTGGAGCCCGATGCTCTGGCTACCGCTATCTCGGAGCGCTACCAGGCGTGGAAGCAGGGGCGGAATCAGAAAGAGGCCCAGTGGCTTGAGTTACGGAAGTACCTCTTTGCTACGGATACTTCTACAACCACCAACAGCATCCTCCCGTGGAAGAACTCCACGACCCGCCCTAAGCTGACCCAGATTCGGGATAACCTCCAGGCAAACTATATGGCGGCCCTGTTTCCGACGGAGCGCTGGTTCCGGTGGGAGGCGGGCAGTCTAGAAGGTACAGCCAAAGAAAAGGCGGCGGCCGTTGAAGCCTACATGGCACACAAGTTCCGGGAGTCTCGTTTTGAGGAGACCGTCGCCCGCTGCATCAACGATTACATAGACTACGGCAATGCGGTAGGGGATGTTGAGTTCTCCAACGATATCACCACTCTCCCGAACGGTAAACAGGTATCAGCGTACACGGGCCCTCGCCTGGTCCGCATCTCCCCCCTGGACTGTGTATTTGATATCAGCGGGCCGTCTTTTGAGCAGGTCCCCAAGATAACCCGAACCCTGCTCTCCTTTGGGCAGATAGAGAAGCTGCGCCGAAGCAACCCGGACTGGCGGGAGGTGGCGGATGAGGCCATGGTCGCCGCGCGTAAGCGCCGCTACGACATGTCAATCAACGCCAAGTCTTTCTCGGCCGAAGATATAAACAAGCATGCCGGGCTTATCGCCGACGGCTTTAACTCGTTAGTAGACTACTATAACTCCGGGTTGGTGGAGTTCCTGGAGTTTGAGGGCGACCTCTACGACATCGAGACCCAGACCTTCTACGAAAACCACGTCATCACGATCATGGATCGGGTTACGGTTATCCAGAAGCGGCCAATCTCCAATTGGTTTGGCAAGTCCTACAAACAGCACGCCGGTTGGCGGCTGCGCCCCGATAACCTGATGGCCATGGGCCCCCTGGATAATCTGGTTGGTCTTCAGTACCGCCTGGACCATCTGGAGAACCTGAAAGCCGACGTATTCGATCTAATTGCCTTTCCGGTTTTCAAAGTCAAGGGTTACGTAGAGGACTTCAAGTATGGACCTAATGAACGTATTTACATGGAGCAAGACTCAGATGTTGAGTTTATGCACCCGGATACTACCGCTCTTCAAGCAGACATGGAAATCGCTCGTATCGAGCAGACCATGGAAGAGATGGCAGGAGCCCCCAAACAGGCCATGGGGATCAGAACCCCCGGCGAGAAAACCGCGTTCGAGGTCCAAGAACTTGCCACGGCAGCGGGCCGCATCTTCCAAAGCAAGGTCTCGTACTTCGAGAGGAACTTCCTTGAGCCGCTGATGAATTCTATGTTGGAGGTTGCTCGACGTAACCTTAACGACGCAGAGATGATTAAGGTCATCGACAACGAAACCGGGATTGCAGAGTTCCTTAGCATTACCCCGGACACCCTCAAATCCAAAGGGGCGTTGGTGCCCGTAGGTGCCCGCCACTTCGCTGCCCAGCAGCAGCTGGTCCAGAACTTGGCTCAGCTATCCTCTACTGGGCTGTACCAGGACCCGTCGGTGCAGATGCACCTCTCTTCCAAGAAGATTGCAAAGCTGATGGAAGAGAATCTGAATCTGGAGAAGTATGAGTTGTACCGCCCCTTTGTTCGCATTGAAGAGCAGATGGAGGGCCAGTCCTTGATGCAGCAAGCATCTGAAGAGCTGGATGCGGAGGCTACCGTGCCCACTACGTCCATGGAAGATTTTGCCCCGACGCAGCCCCAAGAGGGAGGCCCGGCAGATGCCCAGTAATAAACTTGGTACAGACTGGTACCGCCAAGACAAGTCCCAAGAAGAGCGGGACGCCACGACCCAGGCAGTTGCTTCTGCTAAAGGTATATTAGACATGCTTCTTGCTCGCGCACTTGCGCGCAAGGCGGAGGTAGCGAACACCAGTCAGGCGGATTATACATCGCCAAGTTGGTCCCATCTTCAGGCCCATAAGAACGGGCGCTTGGAGGAACTTGATTACTTTATCAAAATGATTGACCTAAATTAAAGAGACCCTTTATGACCGACCAAACGACCCAGACTACGACTACTACTGGCACTACTCAGACGGCCGCCGCGACAACGGGAGCCCTTGAGCAGCTTGTAGGGGAAGGTAAGAAATTCAAGACCCAGGAAGACCTTGCTGTAGGCAAGCTTGAGTCCGACAAATTCATCTCTAAGCTTAGCGATGAGAACAAGGAACTTAAGACTTTGCTGACCGGCATGGCCACTGATCTTGAAGCGCTTAAACAGCGCAACACTTTCCAAGCCAGAACTTCCAACGACGACGACACCTCGAACAACGACCCCAGCCAGGCTACCGACAACGCCAAGCCCACCAAAGCGACTGTTGACGGTATTACTCCTGCCGATGTGCTTAAGTTAATGGAACAGCGGGAAGCCGATAAGGCGAAGCGCGCGAACATGGCCCAGGTGGATGCAGCCCTGACAAAAGAATTCGGAGCGGAAGCAAAGAATTTTGTTATTCAGAAGGCCGCTGAACTTGGACTGCCGCAGGAGTATCTGATCACTACTGCGCAGGCATCCCCGTCCGCGTTCTTCAATCTAGTTGGTTTCCTACCGCAGGAATCCAGGAACACGGGACTTACTTCCCGGGTATCTGGTGTTTCAGGCGGGACTGTGACCTCTTCAGGCGGCTCACTCCGAGACGGCGCGTTCTACGCGAAGCTGTCCAAGGAGATGGGTGCCTGGAAGTTTGCTACTGACACCAAGCTACAATTGCAAATGTACAAAGACATGCAGCAATTGGGCGACAGATTCAGCGCAGGCTAATTTTAACCACAACTAAAAGGAAACTTCATACATGAGTATGACAACCACGAATACCGGCAATCTACGCCGGTCACTCGTATGGACGTCACAGTTGAAGGACATTCTACAGGACGAGCTGAAGGCTCAGGGTTATGTTCGTTGGCTCTCGGATTTCCCCGATGGCGACACGTTCAATATCCCCAGCTTCGGCGAGTTGCCGACCCGCGATTATACTGAAAACGCGCCGGTCGTGTACGATGCCCTTTCAACTGGTAACTTCCAGTTCACCATCTCGCAGTACAAGTCAAGCGGTACTTACATCACACGTAAGGCCGAGCAGGACTCGTTTGTGCGAGATCAACTTGTAGCAGCCTTCGTGCCTCGTGAGGCCCGTTCAATCGCGGAAGTGGTTGAGACGGACATCCTGGCCCTTGGTGCTGCCGGTGCTTCGGGCGGCCAGACGGGCTCCAGCACGAACTCGATCAATGGCGCGGCTCACCGCTTCATTGGTACGGGTACGAACGAAGCGGCCGCTGTTGCGGACTTTGCGCGCGTCGTGCATTCCCTGAAGAAGGCGAATGTTCCCGATACGGGCTTGATCGGCATTGTTGATCCGTCGGTGGAATATACCATCAACACGCTCAGCAATCTGGTTAACGTCAGCAACAACCCCATGTTTGAGGGCTTGATTACTCAGGGTATCGCGTCGGGTCGTAGGTTCGTCAAGAACATCTACGGTATCGACATCTATACCTCGAACTATCTGCCTAAGAACCAGAACGAGACTATTACTCTGACCACGGCTGCGGGTGTTGCAAACATCTTCATGTCGGC